TATAAATTTCAAAAGAGTTTCCACGAAGCTGGAGCAGAAGCTAATCAAAGATTGCTTATGGCAGCGAATAGGGTAGGTAAGAGTTATGTGGGTGCTATGGAAATGGCAATACATTTGACGGGATTATACCCTGATTGGTGGGTAGGAAAAAAATTTTTAAAGCCCATTCGGGCTTGGGTTTGTGGTGCGTCCAATGAAACCACAAGAGATATCTGCCAAAGCGAGTTATTTGGGCAACCTGATAATCCTAGAGATAAGGGTAAAGGTAGCATACCAAAGCACTTAATTGGCGAAACGACTAGAAAACCCGGTGTACCAAACGCACATTCCTCCGTATTGGTTAAACATTCATCGGGTGGTTGGTCAAGAGTAGCCTTTAAAGCCTATGAAATGGGTGCTGAAAAATTTATGGGGGAGTCTATAGATTTGGTGTGGTTAGACGAAGAACCAGCACAGGATATCTATTCACAATGTATTACTCGTACCCTAGACAGACAAGGGCAGGTTTACATGACATTTACCCCTGAATCAGGCATGACAGAGGTAGTACAGAATTTTACAACAGAATTAAGACCCAAACAGGCTTTAATATCGGCAGGTTGGGAAGACGCTAGTCATCTAACAGAAGACATGAAAGAACAGATTTTGGCAGCATTACCTCCACATGAGAGAGAAATGAGGTCTAAAGGGATTCCAACAATAGGTAGTGGACTCGTTTTCCCTATCCTAGAGGAGAGTCTAGCTTGTGAACCCTTCACTATACCAGAGCATTTCGCTAGAATCGCAGGACTAGACTTTGGTTATGACCACCCTACAGCAGTAGCTTGGTTGGCTTGGGACAGAGACGAGGATATTGTCTACGTTTATGACTGTTATAGCATGAGTAAACAAATACCTAGTTATCACGCAAGTCATATAAACGAAAGAGAGGGGAGTCATTATATCCCAATAGTATGGCCACATGACGGATATCAACATGATAAAGGCTCGGGCAAGACACTAGCAGAGCAATATAGGGAAGCTAGAGTCAATATGATGCCTTTTCATTTTGAAAATCCACCTGCATTGGGAGAAAATAAGGGAGGAAACTCGGTAGAACCCGGATTAATGGAAATGTTGAATCGAATGGAAACAGGAAGATTTAAGGTTTTTAATACTCTATACGATTGGTTTGGAGAGTTTCGTATGTATCATCGTAAAGATGGTAAATTAGTAAAATTAAAAGACGATTTAATGTCGGCTACTAGATATGCAACTATGAGCCTAAGACACGCAGACACAGAAACATCAAAATGGCACACAAAAGGCAGGTTAGGGCCTGATATATCAATAGTTTAAAGGAAAATAATGGTAAAAAAATACAAAAAAATGACCGAAGACGAATTAATTGCTAAATTATCGTCAGAAATAGACTCATCTACTGGACATATGAGCAGCGAACTCTCACACCAACGAGAAGAAGCTATGAAATACTATCTAGGAGAGCCTTTTGGCAACGAAATTGATGGTAGGTCAGAAATAGTAACAACCGATGTAAGAGATACTATTGAATACATTATGCCTAGTCTTATGCGTATATTTACAACGCATAACAATATAGCTGAATTTGAGCCACAAGGCCCTGAAGACATAGAAATGGCTAAACAGGCTACTGACTATGTTAATTATGTCTTTAACAAGCAAAATAACGGCTTTAAGGTCTTATATGACGCTTTTAAAGACGCATTAATAAGCAAAACAGGAATAGTTAAGCATTATTGGGAAGAAAACAAAAAAATAACAACAGAAAACTACGAAAATCTTACAGATATTGAATATCAGTCTATTTTAGCTAATGATGAGCTAGAAGTCTTAGAACATACAGAGACTCAAATAGAAAAACAACAAGTAGATGATTTTGGCAACTTAATTAGCCCTGCTGTAGTACAACATGACGTTAAAGTTAAATGTACTAAAAATTATGGACAAGTTAAGGTAGTTTCTGTACCTCCTGAAGAATTTTTAGTATCAAGACGAGCAGTAGATTTAGAATCTGCTACTTTTGTCTGTCATAGAGTTAAAAAAACAGTATCTGATTTGATTTCTGAGGGTTATGACAAGAACCTTGTAGATAATTTGCCTACTTATTCTCAGTCACAAGGAGAATGGGACGAAGAAAGATTGGCTAGATTTAGCTATGATGATGAAAGTATGCCTTCAGATGAGGGAACAGGTGCAACGAGAGCCGTTTGGATAGAAGAATGTTATATGCACATTGATTATAACGGAGACGGCATAGCAGAATTAAGAAAAATTACAAAAGGTGGCAATGTAATACTAGATAATGAAGAAATAGACATGATTCCGTTTTCTACTATTTGCCCGTTGCCGATTCCTCATAAATTTTACGGAATGAGTATTGCAGACACAGTTTCTGACATACAGTTGATAAAATCTACAATAATGCGTAATCTTTTAGACAATATGTATCTAACTAATAACGCAAGATATGCAGTATTAGCAGGACAAGTAGAATTAGATGACTTATTAACATCTAGACCGGGTGGAATTGTTAGAATGAGGTCTCCTAACGCTGTTACACCACTTCCCACACCACAAATACAACCATATGCCTTTCAAATGGTGCAATATCTAGACGGAATTAGAGAAGAAAGGTCAGGTGTATCTAAAATGTCGCAAGGATTAAACCCTGATGTGCTTACATCTCATGTAACGTCAGGAGCTATATCAGCAGCAACAGAGTCTGCTATGCAAAGAGTAGAGTTAATAGCTCGTATGTTTGCTGAAACAGGCATAAAAGATGTGTTTAGAAGCATTTATAACCTAGTACAAAAATACGAAGATAGAAAAAAAATTGTTTACCTTAACAACAAGTTTGTGCCTTTAGACGTTTCTCGTTGGAAAGAAAAACTTAATTGTACTGTAAATGTAGGCATTGGTAGTGGAAATCATCAATCTAAAATGCAAACAACTTCTGCAATTATGAATATTTTACAAAAATTAATAGAAAATGGTGGAATGGGGACTATGGTAACTACAGAAAACATTTATAATACTATTTCTGAGTTTATACAGCAGTCAGGTTATTCTAATCCTGACCAATTTATAACTAATCCAGCAAATATGCCACCACCACCTCCTCCTCAACCGAGTATTGACGAAAAAATAGCTACTCAAAAAGCACAAATTGAGGTTCAGAAACTACAAATAGACACAACAATGGCTCAAGCTAAACTTAAACTAGAAAAAGATATGGCAACAGTAGAACTTGCAATAAAACAACAAGAGTTAGAACTAAAAAAACAACAAATGGAAATAAACAAAGCAGAACTTGCTTTAGAAGCTACACAAGGAAGACCGGTAGGAATAGGCCCACAATAATGAACAGATTTAAACAAAGAGTAAACAGTAAAGCAGAGTACAACAGATTATTTAGCAATATGGTTAGAAAATTAAGGAGTCAAGGGTTGTCTCAGAACGATGCAGTTGCAAAAGCATTTACTACATTAGGTAAAAAAGCAACTGGCAGACGAGCATGAAAGATTTAAACGAATTAAATATAGAAATAGAGTTAATCAAGAAAGATATTAATGATATAAAAAACAATCACTTACAGCATATTGAGAGAGATATGAGAGATGTAAAGATTGAAGTTTTTAGATTTAAATATGTTATCTGGGGAGCTTTAGTTATATTTATATTAATGACAGATAAATTTACAGAACTAATGAGGTTATTATAATGTACGGATATAAAAAACCAAAGAAAGGCAAAAAGAAAGGAAAGGGCAAATGTTAACTAAAAGACAAAAAGCTACTCTTGCAAAACATAAAGTTCATCATACTGCAAAGCATATGGCTTTTATGCGTAAGGAAATGAATAAAGGTAAAACATTTACACAAGCACATAAATTAGCAATGAAAAAGGTAGGAAAATGAGTCTATACAGAAATATAAACAAAAGAAAAAAGGCAGGAACAAGTAGAAGTAAAAAAAATTCTACAATATCAGCTAAAGCATATGCAAATATGAAAGCTGGGTTTCCTAAAAAGAAAAAAAAGAAAACAAAAAAGAAAAAATAATTGAGTAAATTAACTGAAAAATCAGAACTTACAAACACAGAATTACAACAACTTATGTTGAAATATCGCATTTCAGTAAATGAGTTACACTTGAAGACATCTATTCCTAAGAATGATATTCATGGGTATCTCGCTGGGAGAAAAACTATAACCACTTATATAGTGGATAGAATCAACCAAATAGGAGCAGAAAATGGTAGATAAAGACAAGCAAATACAGGAAGGGCAAAGAGCAAAAGAACTTTTAGAAAATCCAATGGTATCTAACGCACTCAATAACATATTGAATGACGGATATCAAAGTTGGATTTCCACAGAAGCTTCAGATAGTAAAGCGAGAGAAACGCTTTATCATCAACAAATTGCAGCTTTAAAATTTAAACAAGTTTTGATTAACACTATTGAAAACGGAGTTATATTAGAACAGGAAAATAAACAAGGAGTTAAATAATGGCTAAAGAAGATATACCTGTATTAGAAAGCAAAAATAAAGGAATTCCAGTAACTGATGTCAGGTCAGCACAGGAAGCAATGATGGCTCAATTACAGTCTCCAGCAACGGAACAACCTGTAGAGGAAGAATTGCAAGAAGAAGTCGAGGAAATGACTTCTGAACAGGACATGGAGTCCGAATCAGTTAAAACGGAAGAAGATGACCCTAACGAGTTGTCTCCTGAAGATTTGGTTGACGATGAACAGGAAGTAGAGGACGGGACACCTAACTTATACACTATCAAGGTAGATGGTGAAGATAAACAGGTTACTCTTGAAGAATTACAGAATGGTTATAGTAGACAAGCTGATTACACAAGAAAAAGTCAAGTATTGGCAGAGCAACGCAAAAAAGCTGACGATGAATTAGCTGCGACTCAACAGGAAAGACAGCGTTACTTATCACAACTTGAACAATTTAACAGTCAAGCAGATACTAAATTAAAAGAATTTGCAAATACAGATTGGAATAAACTCAAGGAAGATGACCCTATGGAGTACATGGCAAAGCGAGATACTTTCCGAGAACTTCAAGAAAATAGGAGACTTTTAAAAGAAGAACAAGAACAAGTAGTACAAAAACAACAACAAGAGCAATTAAGACAATTTGAAGAAGCTAAAAAAGTTAATTATGATGATTTAATTCAAAGATTGCCTGAATGGGGAGACCCTGAGAAAGGTAGTCAAGTAAAACAAGCTGTTAAAAATTATGCAGTAACAAAAGGTTTTACTGAACAAGAATTAAATACTTTAATAGACGCTAGAAGTGTAGAGGTTTTACACAAAGCTATGCTTTATGAAAATTTATTAAAAGCTAAAATTTCTAAAAAGAAAACTAAAGTTGTTCCAAAAGTACAAAAACCGGGTTCAGGTACTTCTAAGTCTGAAGTTGCAAGTGATAAAGTTAAGGCACTAAGAGCAAGAGCAAAGAGAACAGGGAACGTCAAAGACGCTGCAAAGCTTCTTGAATCTTTTTTCTCATAACTCTTGATATACTAACTTTTACCATAGGTGTAATAAAATGGGACAATTAACAAACACATTTGAAACATATGATGTAACGGGTAATAGAGAAGATTTAGCAAATATAATCTACAATATTACTCCTACAGATACTCCGTTCATGTCAGCAATCGGAACTGGCACAGCTACGTTTACTAAACATGAATGGCAAACAGACTCGTTGGCAGCAGCAGCAGCTAACGCACAAGCAGAAGGCGAAGACTCACCAAGTGCTGCAATGTCAGCTACTTCAAGAGTATTAAACTATACTCAAATTTCTTACAAACCAGTCATGGTTTCAGGAACACAAGAAGCAGTTGTTCATGCAGGTGTTAACTCTGAGTTAGCATACCAAGTAGCAAAAGCTGGTAAAGAGCTTAAACGTGATATGGAACTTGCTATGACTGGCAAAGTTGCAGCAGGTGCAGGTTCAGGTAACGCAGCTTCAGCTCGTACTTCAAGAGGTTTTGAATCTTGGTGTACTAGCAATGGTTCACACGGAACAGGTGGCTCTACTAACGGTTCAGGTGTAGTTACAGATGGAACTCAGAGAGTTTTAACTGAAGCACTACTTAAAGGACAGCTTAAAGCTTGTTATGACGCTGGTGGAAATCCAGATATGCTGATTGTTGGCTCTTTCAACAAACAAAAAGTATCAGGTTTTACTGGTAACTCAACAAGAATGGACATGGCAGAAGATAGAAACCTAGTGGCTACTATTGATGTTTATGTTTCTGACTTCGGTGAAGTTAGAGTAGTAGCTGATAGAGTTCTAAGAGGTAGTGGAAGAACTGCTTTAATTGCTGACACAGAAATGTGGTCTACAGCGTATTTAAGACCTTTCCAAACTATGGAACTAGCAAAAACTGGAGATGCAATGAAAAGACTACTCTTAACAGAATGGACTTTAGTTGCTAAAAATGAAGCAGCTAACTCGAAAGTTGCTGACTTAACAACTTCATAATTTAGTTATTATGTTAGGGGGAGTAGTTGCACTCCTTGTTTCACTCCCCCACTTTTAAAATTTAGATACATTTAATAATGACCTTGAAGAAGGTATCGCTTCGGAACGAGGGTTATTAATTTTGGAGAAATTTAATGAGAACATTAAATGATTATTTTGTAACAGCAGAGATAGAAGACATATCTACTGCATCAAGCACATTTGTAGCTGTACCTGATGGTGGGAATATTGTAAAAATTATTACTGCATTACAAGGAGCTATAAGTGGTGGAAACGCTGCAATTAGTTTTGAAATTGGTGGTACTGCCGTAACAGGTGGTGGCATTACAGTTGCACACTCAGGCTCAGCAGCAGGTGATGTTGATTCAGCAGAACCAACAGCACTTAACAGAGTCGAAGAAGATGGAACTATCGAAATGATTACAGATGGTGGCTCTACAGGTGCTAAAAAATTATTGGTAACATTCGTAATTAGGAGATAAACATGGCAAATTGGCTAGGTGGTTACAGAGTTATAGCGAATCACACAAGAACGACAAGTGGAACTTCGGCACAAACATCAGCTTTTAATGCTAGTATTGAATATGTAAGAGTAACAACTACTGGCCCTGTATTTATTGAGTTTGGAGCAAATCCTACAGCAGTGGTTGCTACTTCAATATACATGGCAGGAGATGAATCTATCATCTTCAAAATAGATGGTGGCATGAAGATGGCAACTATACATGGTAGTGGAACACCTACTGTTTTTGTTCAGGAGCTTAGTGAATAATGAAAAGAAAACTTGACAGAAATCAGGTTTTTCATTTTCACGATGCTACTAACGAGTTTGCTATAGAGCATATAGAAGATATCAAACCCCTGATAGACTCTAATCAAAGATTACGAGATAATGACCATAGTAGTAAAGACGAATTTCGTTTATCTGCTAGGATACCATTAACTGTAGTTTACGAATGGAAGAATAAATATGGGGTTGATATTAATAATAAAAATCACATGGAAGCAGTAAAAAGGCTATTAAATAGTCCTGATTACAGGTATCTAAAAACAACAAATAGAGTAATATAATGGCAATATCAACATACGCAGAACTAAAAACAGCAATAGCTAGTTGGCTAGATAGAGAAGATTTAACAAATATAATTCCTGATTTTATTGCTTTAACAGAATCAAGACATAGACGTGATTTTAAAATAAGAAGAATGGAAACTAGAGTAACAGCTAGTACAATAGCTGACACAGAATATTACAGTTTACCTGATAATTATGTAGCTATGCGTAATATACAATTAAATACTGACCCTAAAACTTCTTTAGAATATTTAACTCCTGAAATAATGGACAGAGTTAAAGGTGGAAGCTCAACAGGAAAACCTAAAGCTTATTCTATTATTGGCAATAATTTTCAATTAAGACCGATACCCGATTCGGTTTATGAAATAGAAATGCTTTATTATAAATATTTTACTCCTCTTTCGGATTCTAACACTACAAACGATATGCTTACATATCACCCTGATTTGTATTTATACGGCTCTTTAGTTGAAGCAGAACCTTATTTGCAAAATGATAAAAGATTACAAACATGGGCAAGTTTATATGATAGGGCTAAAAAAGATTTAATAGATACAAACGAAAGAGATAGACATTCAGGAACAGCTCCAACAACTAGAATAGATTACGGGGCAGCTTAATGACAACGTGGGCGACTGTAAGCACAAGTAGCACTTCTTGGACAAATGTACCAGAAACAGCACAAGGTTATATAGAAACTGAAGACAATCTATTGTTAATAGCTACAGAAAATAACGAATTAATACAACAAGAAGACAAAACTGATATTGCACCGGGAAATTGGCAAGATGCACCAGCAATATCTACAACCACTTGGACAATACAATAAATGGCAACTAAAAAGATTTCAGATTTTACAGCAACTACTACGCCAACAAGTAGTGCAATATTTCCTATTGTTCAGTCTAGTTCTAACTTAAAAGTTACTTTAGCAAACATAGCAGCAAATATGCCTGAATTAACTGCAACGAGTATTACTTCATCGGGAACAATAACGGGTACTGGTGGTTTTGTTGGGAATTTAACAGGAAATGTAACGGGAACAGCATCTTCTGCAACTTTAGCTGCTAGTGCAACTGCTTTAGCTACAGGTCGTACAATAGGTATGACCGGTGATGTTACTTGGACATCAGCATCTTTTGATGGTTCAGGGAATGTAACAGGAACATCAGCTATTGGCACAGGCGTTATTGTAAACGCAGATGTTAATACAAGTGCAGCAATAGCTTTTTCTAAAATGGCAGATTTAACAGCATCAAGACTGTTAGTATCAGACGGTAGTGGCGATGTTAGTGTATCAGCAGTAACTTCTACAGAAGCAGGTTATTTAGATGGCGTAACATCAGCGATACAAACACAATTAGACGCAAAAGCATCATCAAGTTATGTACCTACTGCAATTACTGTTGCAGATGAATCCTCAGACACTACTTGTTTTCCCTTGTTTACAACGGCAGCGACTGGGGATTTAGGTCCAAAGACAGCATCAGGATTAACTTTTAACTCAAGCACAGATGTATTGTCAGGTACGTTTTCAGG